TTGGGGGGTCTTCTCGGACGATCCTGGTGCAGCAGATAAGATAAAAATGTTTTTTGAACAGTTCCAGCAGCTGCCGACCTGGTTCACGAATTTGTGGATCCTTGTCGTGGCGAGTATTTATGGTATAAAGGGAACACAAATATTTAGAAACGGAGGAAAAAAATAATGGCTAAATTAAAAATGGTAAATAAAGGCGGAAAAAAAGTTCCTTTCTTTGCTGCTGACGGAAAAGGTGCAAAAGATCTTGGAAGAGTAGAAGCAAAAAAAGGCGGTAAGATAAACGCAGGTTTAAAAGCGTATCTTGCTAAAAAGAAAAAAATGAAGAAGAAAAAATAATGGCAAAGTTGTGTCCTAAAGGTAAAGCTGCAGCAAAACGTAAGTTTAAGGTATATCCTTCTGCGTATGCAAACATGTATGCTTCTGGAGTATGCTCTGGAAAAATTACACCAGGTGGTAAAAAAGGTAGCCGTAAAAAAGCTATGGGTGGTGGAATGATGCGTGGCATGTATAGCAAAGGTGGAGCAGTAGCGAGAGGTTGTGGAGCAATCCTAAAAGGAAAAGAAAAAAGAACTAGGATGGTCTAATGGCCAAAAAAGGATTAAGAGCATGGGTAAAA